GCTGATTTCATTAGCGGTGCCACTGGACCTTCCTTACCCAATGCAATGGAGGGCGATATGGGACATTTCGACGCGTCCATTGACAAGCTCTGGTGTTACTTTGAAGTGTGGGTATGTCAACAATTCAAGGCCCCACGAGCAGTCGTCGACCTCATGTTGGCTAACATCCGCACTCATGGAGTCACTAGTCGTGGGTTTGTTTACAAGTGTTTGGGCACTCGTAAGTCTGGCGATCCTTTCACAACTTTATTCAACTGCCTCATTAATGGTCTATCCCATTTTCATGTGTTTTGTGAGAAGAACAACTTCAGTTATTTTGAGGGCAAGAAACACATTAAGATTGTCGCTACAGGTGATGACATTTTGAATCGCCATGATGGGCAGAAGATCGATTGGCAAGCCGAAATGGCCGATCTAGGTCTTGATTCTGATTCCAAATATAGAGACAGATTGTGTGACCTGGAGTTTTGCAGTAGTGTTCCTGTGCCTTGTCAAGAAGGGGTGGTAATGGCACCTTTAGCAGGTGCAGTTTTAGCCAAACTAGGGTGGACCATTGATCGTGACAAACTCATTCCAGATGACATTTATTTATTATCGAAGGTTAAATCTCAATATGACGCCAACCATGTTAATCCCATAATTCAACCATTGTTTGACCGCATTTTGCAGTTGAAATCTGAACAAAAATGGCCTCAAAAATTGTGGGACAGGATGCGGTTAAAGATGAAAACCCACAGTTCCGAAGATAATTTTAGAATGAGGGCTATCAAATGTACTTGGAATCTTGAGACTGTTGAGTGGGTTGAGCACCGATATGGATGGGATGAAGCCATGCTGGCCAATTGGCGGCAACATTTGGCGATCACCACTGATGCGAAGCGATTGTTGGATTTCCAACCTATTGAAGTTGTTATTGACCGCGACAGTGGCGGGCCACGTTATTTTTGTAACGGCGAGCGGCCACCATCGGCAACAAACGACATCATGGGGTCTGATGAAGCGAAAGCCGAGGCCCATAACGCAACCATGCATGCTGGAAATGGTAATATATTAAGCATGATTTCAGGAACTGTTGTGCCCGAGACCAGGCCTTCTTATAGTGTGACTTACAATGGCGATGACTATTTTATGAGAACAAATTTGGAATATTCTGATGTGAGGTTGCTCCGAGAGTTGATGATTTTGAACCCAGGCCAACAGCCGGGGTATTACATTGAGGCTCTCAGGATCCGAGACCAATATCGACAGACGCCATTTGAGTATCTTTGGTCTGTGTCCATGAAAGCGCTAAATAAGTTAGCTCATGCGCTGAATGGAAATGTGAAGAGTCATAAACCAAACCATCCTAAATCGAACAAAGGCAAGCACACCAATAAGAAAAAGAGTCATAAACAACCCAAACCACGAGCCAAAGAACACCACCCTAGTAGAACCAATTCTGCCCCAATATCCATGGATGGTAGCGGCAAAATTAATAAGCAAATGTCCGCTAAAGCCCGAAATCACCTTCAGATGGCAAATAACGATTTTTGGAGCAATATTGGTGCGGGAACTTATGCGTCTGGGCAAGTCATTTCTTCAACAACTTTAGCTTTACCCAATTTAGGCCCACGCACTAAGGCCCAATCTTTACTGTGGGAAAAATGGTTGTGCAAGAAGATGGTTTTCCGTTATGTGTCGGCAGCGCCGACAACCCAGGCTGGTCAGCTTATAATGTTCATTGATAGGGACGTAGCC